TACAAAGAGTTATTCCAGGGTCACCCTGCGTATTAGACAGTCCTGGCTGACGGCATACAGACTGATACGCACCGCTCGTATGCGAGGATTAAATGGCACGCACTACGTTTTCCGGGCCGGTCAAATCTGACAATGGCTTTGAAGGAAACATTATTGGTAATGTCACCGGCAACGTGACCGGCAACGTTACTGGCAATATTTCTGGCACTCCCACTCTTGTTGCATACACCCTGACGTCGCTACCGACTGTTGTGGTTGGTGCGCTGATCTATGTGTCAGACGCCAATACCGGTGCTGGCACGGTGTGTTTTGGCAAGGGATCTAGCTGGATCGACATCAAGACCGGACTGGCCGTAGCCTAATAGGAGTTCGTCATGCAATATGACGTTAAAGCCGCGTTTACGGAAGCAGACGCGGCGTTAGTTCCTTACAGAACGCGGGTCAAAGGTCTGTACATTGTTGTAGAAACTGGCGGGGCTCTTCCCGTAATTTTGTACGACAATCCCACGACCGGCACTGGCAACGTACTGGCAAAGTTTGGCGCCAAGGTTGCGGGCGCTCATACCGTAGTTATTCCGCCTGAAGGCATTCTTGCCCAGAATGGCGTGTACTGCGACATTGGTGACGCCGCTCAAGTAACGGTGTTCTATGGCTAAGACTCCGGCGTGGCAGCGCAAAGAAGGCAAAAACCCAGAAGGCGGGTTGAATGCCAAAGGACGCGCTAGCTACAACAAGGCCAACCCTGGGAAGCCGGGGTTGAAGCCGCCTCAACCGGAGGGCGGGTCTCGGCGTGATTCTTTTTGTGCCCGAATGAAGGGCATGAAGAAAAAGCTGACATCCGCCAAAACAGCCAAAGATCCCAACAGCCGTATCAATAAATCATTGCGGGCGTGGAATTGCTGAAATGAAAGACTCGGCACACGAAACAACGAAAGCAATATTGGATGGCTTGTCGGTTGTTACTGTTGTAGGTACGCTAGTTGATATGTTGCCATCTATTGCTGCGCTTTTCACAATATTGTGGACTGGTATTCGTATCTGGGAAACCGACACGGTGCAACGTATTCTTGGCCGCAAGGACGACGACGATGCCGTCTAAGAGCAAAGCACAGCACAATTTGATGGCGATGGTGGCGCATGACCCGGCGGCAGCAAAACGGGTTGGCATTCCTCAACGGGTTGGCCGAGATTTTATGAAGGCTGACAAGGGTCGCAAATTCAACGAAGGTGGTGACATGAAAGAATCCAAAGCAATGATGGGCAAAGAAGTTGCCTTCATGAAAAAGAAGGGCGCCCCCAAAGCCATGATTAAGCATGAAATGGCTGAGGCTGGCATGAAAAAGGGCGGCATGGCCAAGAAGATGATGGGCGGTGGCAAAGCCTATTCAGCTGGCGGCTACACCAAGGCGGCTGACGGTATTGCACAAAAAGGCAAGACCAAAGCGAAACAAGTCAAAATGGCTTATGGCGGGAAGTGCTGACATGGACGATATGAAAATGCGCAAGATGCGCAAGCCTTCGGTTAAGCCTATTCGGCCCCCGCGCCCCACGGGCATGGAAGAAGACGGCGGCATGGCTCCCAGGCCTATGCGTATGCCCATGACTCCCCGGCCTGAAGTTGAAGAGGCTGCCATGGCGGATGTGCGTCGCGAACAAGAGCGCGAAGCAATGGGCAGGGCGTATGACGAAGCGCCGCGCCGGTCGATGTCGCTGGGCCTTAAGAAGGGCGGATCAGTTGGCAGCGCTTCTAAGCGTGCAGATGGTTGTGCGCAGCGCGGCAAGACCAAGGGTAAATTCCTATGATGGCCAGTCGCGGCATGGGTGCTATTAATCCCGCCAAGATGCCTCAAGGCAAACTCAAGAAGCGCCGTGATAACACGGACTTTATGGAGTACGCCAAGGGCGGGGAAGTATGGGACAAGCCGCGACCCGAAGGTTTGGGCGCCTCTAAGAAGCTTAGCCCTAAGCGCAAAGCGTCAGCCAAAGCGATGGCGCAGGCGGCTGGGCGCCCTTACCCCAACTTGGTCGACAATATGCGTGCGGCTAGAGGTCGGTAATAATGACCACCACAGGCTCAACGGCGTTTGACCTAGACTTCACGGAGATTGCCGAAGAAGCCTGGGAGCGTGCTGGCCGCGAAATGCGATCAGGCTACGATTTGCGCACAGCTCGACGGTCAATGAACTTGATGACCATCGAGTGGCAGAATCGTGGCATCAATATGTGGACTATTGATCAAGGCACGATTACGCTGACTGCCGGGCTCAATACGTACGCAATGCCTACCGATACGATTGACCTGTTAGATCATGTCATTCGTACTGGCCAAAACACGGCCTCGACGCAGGCGGATTTGACGATTACCCGGATTAGCGTATCCACCTACGCTACGATCCCCAATAAGTTGCAAACGGCTCGCCCTATCCAAGTATGGGTGCAACGTTTGTCTGGTCAGCAAGCGCCAGCAAATGCAACATTGGTTGGGAACATCAACAGCTCGACAACCAATATTGTGTTGTCATCTACCGCTAGTTTGCCGTCTGCCGGCTTTATTCGTATAGACGCAGAAGATATTTATTACGGGTGGATCAACCCCAACAATTCTTTGGGTGGTGTGTTCCGTGGGCAGAACGGGACGGCAGCGGCGTCACACAGCACGGGCGCTACTATCTATAACCCAAATCTGCCTGCCATCACTGTCTGGCCAACGCCCGACAACAGCACAACGTACCAGTTTGTGTACTGGCGTATGCGTCGTGTGCAAGATGCTGGCAATGGTATTGAGACTGCGGATATGAACTTCCGCTTCCTGCCATGTTTGACGGCGGGTTTGGCGTACTACATTGCAATGAAGATTCCTGAACTGACAGAGCGCTTGCCGATATTGAAGGCGGCATACGAAGAGCAGTTCATGCTTGCTGCTGGAGAGGATCGTGAGAAAGCTGCTGTGCGGTTTGTGCCGCGTCGGCAATTTCTGGGTAGCGGTGCGTAAATGGGCAACAGATATGCTTCTGGCAAGATTGCAATTGCCATTTGCGACATCTGCGGCTTTAGGTACAAGTTGCGGCAGTTAAGCGAACTTGTCGTCAAGACAAAACGCGTTAATAAGTTGGTATGTCCTGAGTGCTGGTCGCCTGATCATCCGCAGTTGCAGTTGGGTATGTATCCGGTTGACGATCCGCAGGCGCTGCGTAACCCGCGTCGAGACTCAACGTACGTAACTGCGGGCGTGAATTTGGCGGGCAACCCCACGGGTGGCTCAAGAGACATTCAGTGGGGATGGAATCCAGTAGGCGGAGCGAGCGGATTTGATGCGCCTCTCACTCCAAATTACTTGGTTGCTCTGACATCTGTTGGTACAGTAACGGTTACAACTACGTGAGGAATTATCATGGACGCTAAAGCTGCTGTGCATAAGCACGAAGCCAACATGCACCCTGGCAAGAAGCCGACTAAGTTTGCCAAGGGCGGCAAAACGAATCTTCAGATGAAGCAGCTTGGCCGCAACCTTGCCAAAGTTGCAAACCAGAAGAAGTCGTCGTTTACGTACAAGAAGTCTGGCCGGGGCAGCTAACATGGATAAGAAGCCAACCAAACTTCAGCCGTCTCCGGCGCCCAAGGTTGATCTCAAAAACAATGGGTATCCTGAGAAAAACGTAAAGTCGACGGGTATAAAGATTAGAGGTACTGGCGCTGCTACCAAGGGCGTGATGGCTCGCGGGCCGATGGCGTAAGCAATGAACTACGGCGAACTTCAGGCAAACATTCAGGACATCGTAGAGAATACGTTTCCTGCGGCTACTATTGCCATGTTCGTCCGTCAGGCCGAGCAGCGGATCTACAACTTCATTCAGTTCCCTGCACTTCGCAAGAACGTGACTGGGAACATGACTATCAACAACAAGTACCTAGCGGCGCCGTCGGACTTTCTGTCGGTGTACTCCATAGCGGTTATTAAAACCAATGGCGAGTACGTGTACTTGTTGAACAAGGATGTGAACTTTATCCGCGAAGCATACCCAAGCCCGACCGCCACCGGCCTGCCAAAGCACTATGCAATATTTGGTCCGGGGTACTCAGAGGTAAATGAGCTGTCGTTCATCTTGGGGCCAACGCCTAATCTTGG